ACCTCTAATGCTATATGACTATTCATGTAATAAATGCTTACAAAGATATACACGAAGTAACTCAATAGAACATAGAACTAAAAGTGGTAGATGTCCTTACTGTACGAGTAAAGATACTAAGCCTTCATCACAATCGGGGAAGAAATGATAGTTAAGCACACACCAGCTCAATGTAAACAAGCAATGACAGGTATCAAAGAGCTACTAGAACAGATTAGGCGTATTGATGACGAAGACGTAAAGAAACATATTTGTGATAGTGCTATTGATATTTGTAATAACTTACTAAGAGAAGCAAAGAAATGACTAGAAGCGAATATGACATTGTAAAAGACCTGTTTGAAGAGTGGATTAATATTTCAGAATCACGACTCAAACCTCAAAAACATGGTTCTAAACACGAGACTTTAGAAGAGTTTAATGAACAACAAGCAAAGCACAAAAAAGCGTGTGAAGAATACGACTATGAATTTGAGCCTCAAACTTATAGAATGTACAACCGCCAATATATTGAGTTTGATGGTGGGGAGATTCGTCACCAAATGGAAATGCTACATGTTCTATTAGCAAACTATGAAGCGAAAATACTAAGAAAACGAGCAAAGGCAGGGATATGAACGATCAAGAGCATCAAATTCAGAAGGCAATATGTCACTATCTAGATGTACGCAATGTCATGTATTTTGCAATTCCCAACGGTGGCAAGAGAAACTTAATCACTGCGAAGAAACTAAAGGCTGAAGGTGTAAAGGCTGGAGTGCCAGATATTTGTATTATTCATGAAGGCCAGGCATTCTTCTTAGAGGTTAAACGACCAAAGACTGTATTAGGTGGCAAAGGTAGATTAAGCCCTGCTCAGAAAGAGATGATAGGAAGACTTGAAGAGGCAGGAGGAGAAGTCAAAGTAGTGTACTCAGTGGCAGATGTTATTGAGGCATGTATTGATTGGCAGATAAACGTACTATGAGTAAGATAACTAAATCAGCGAGGGGTCAAGCATGTACTATTCGCTTAGAAGGTTGTTATGGTGGTCCTAATAATGAAACAGTTGTCTTTGCACATTTAAACGGTGGTGGCATGGGTGGCAAGGTACTAGATATTCATGGTGCTTACTGTTGTGCTAATTGTCATGACGTTCTTGATGGTCGTAAGCAGTCTATTCACGAAAGAGAGTATTTATTATTGAGTCATTTATTCGGCATGGTTAGGACTCAAACTATCTTAGTTGAGAAGGGGTTGATGTGAAGCGAGTAATTGAACGCAAGAAAGAGAAGAGACATATTATCGAATCAATGATAGTAAGTCACTTTAGTCAGTTCCCTGAAGACGAGAAGGCTATTATTTCTATAGAGAGAGATGTATTAACTAGAAGTGGCGCTCAAAACAAATTACTGTGGATGTGGAATAAAATTATAGGTGACGAGATAGGGCATAGTAAAGACGATATGCACGATAAGCTCGTTAGGAAACTACTAGGAACGGTTGATTCTACAGATTTAGATGGTAATATAACAAGTAGAGCAATAGAAACTAAGAAGTTAAAGGTAGCAGAGATGAAGGATTACCTAGAAGAAGTAGATAGATTTGTAGCTGAGTTTGGAATAATACTGCCAAGACCCGAAGACCTATGGTGGAAGTCTATGGGAATTAAGGTGTGAGTCAATTGAAAGAGATACCTGAAGACTATTGGGAAAGACAAAAGAGATTCAAGAAGTTAGCTGAGAAAGCAAGAGAAGCAAAAAAGGAAAAAAGATGACAGCACACAAATGGGCAGAAGTAATACACGCATTCGCTGAAGGCTACACCATCCAAAAGCTAGAGGTGTTATGTTGTGATAGAAGCGTTCAACACTGGGAAGACATAGAAGTACCTATGTTTATTGAAACAGAACAATACAGAATTAAACCTTATAACGAACAATGGGAAGAAGGCAATGAGTGATTTACAACAATTTCTAACAATGATGACTAAGACCATAAGTCCTGGAAATGTTAGTGCAGGCTTGAGTGGTAAGCTTTATATTGAGGGTGACAATGTAACAACATATGTTTCTTTTTTTCAAAGAGGCATGAACGGCAAAGATGTGTGTGATTGTATAGACAAGACTAACCAAGAAGTTACGTTTATGTTTGATGCGCACGATGGATCATTCAGAGGCGTAGAGGGAGCGATAGGATGACCGATTTACCTATACTGATAGGCGCTGGATTAAGCGATAAACAGATCAAGTTCATCAATGGCTTGGTGTCTGGTTATTGCAATATCTCTAAAGCCTGTAGAACTGCTGATATACATAGATCAACGTATTATGAGTGGTTAAACACATCCGACAACTTCGCAGAGGCGGTAGATCAGGCTAAAGAAGCACTAAGAGATAGATGGGAAGATGAGATAGCCAAGCATGTATTTGAAGACCGTAACCCTGTTGTATTGAATAAGTTTGCACCCGCAGTATTAAAGGATCGTGGATATGGTGATGCTAAAGATATTAACTTAGCTGGATCAATGCAGAATGACAATGAAGTGATTGTAACCATTATTGATGGTGGAGAAGTAGAAGACTACGATGAAGGTTAATGTAGATGTAACCAGAAAGTTTGAACCTTTCCTAAAGCCACATAGATATAAGATTGCTTATGGTGGGCGTGGATCAGGTAAGTCTTGGACTATTGCATCAATGCTAGTAAAGAAAGCATGGGAAAAACCAGTAAGAATACTATGCTCTCGTGAGATACAACGATCTATTCAAGACTCAGTGTTACAACTACTAGGTGATACTATTGAGCGCATGGGCTTAGGTGCTTACTTTGATGTACAAAAGACTCAGATACTAGGTACTAATGGTTCAAGGTTTATCTTTGAAGGTATGCGTTCTAACATCACTAAGATTAAATCAATGGAAGGCCTGGACATAGTTTGGGTGGAAGAAGCAGAATCAGTTACTCACACATCATGGGAAACTTTGATCCCCACGCTGCGTAAGGAAGGCTCAGAGATCTGGTGTTCATTCAATCCAAACGATGAAATGGATAATACCTACGATCGCTTTGTACTACATCCACCTAATGATTCATACGTTGTTAAAGTAAATTACAATGACAATCCTTGGTTTCCTAAAGAGTTAGAGGCCGAGAGATTACAGCTCAAAGAAAAGAATGAAGACTTATACAACCATGTCTGGGAAGGTGAAGTCTTATCTAATAGAGATGGATCATACTATGCTAAGTTTATTGACGATAGTCAGATCATGAACTTTGCTGTAGAGCCTAACATTCCTGTTGATACTTACTGGGATCTAGGTGTGGCAGATGCTACTTCTATATGGTTTGTTCAGCAAGTAGGTATGGAGCTACGTATTGTTCATGCGTTTGAGAATCAAGGTGAAGGACTAGGATTCTACATCAACTATCTACATGATTGGAGAGTTAAGAACCAAGCAGTGATGGGAAGACACTACGCACCACATGATATTGCAGTACGTGAACTAGGCACAGGTAAATCAAGATTAGAGACAGCACGTAAGCTAGGTATTAACTTCCTTGTAGTACCAAGACTATCAGTTGAAGATGGCATCCATGCTGCTAGAGCTATACTACCTAAGTGTTATTTTGAGAAGACAGGCACTAAAGACGGCCTTAATGCTTTGAGACGATACCGCAAAGAGTTTGATGAGAAGAAGGGTGTGTACAAACCACATCCATTACATGACTGGAGTTCACATTTCGCAGATGCGTTTAGATACTTTGCTATTGCCTTTAGAGAGAATAGACCAGAAGCAGGTAAGAGACAACCTATGGCAAATACATCGTGGTTGAACTCGTAGAAAATGAAATAGACTGGTTCGTGTGTTTCGTGGATGGTGGGCGATGGCATATATGGGATCTGTTTACATCTAAAGGATTCAGACATTGTTTTGCTTTTAGATGGGATGGCTTCAATTGGATTCTAATAGATCCACTTGGTTGTTGGCTAGAGATACAAGTTATGCCTTACACAATAGATGATAATGTACCAGAGATGATGTTAGAGTTAGGTCATACGGTGCTATATGTTAGGAAGAATAGAGAGAACAAATTTATTTTCCGTGGAGTCATGACTTGTGTTAATATAATCAAGCATCTAATAGGGGTTAGAGCCTTTTGGATCGTAACACCTAAAAAATTATATAATTATTTACGGAGAGAAAACCATGGGATTCCTATCACCATCAGCACCAGGACCGAGCGAGTCACAATTGAAAGCTGAAGCACAGCGAGATCGTGAGACTAGAAAAGAAGAGTTTGCAGCAAAGAAAAGACAATCAGCAGGCTTCAGACGTAGAATGGGTAGATCACTACTTATTTCAGGCGATGAAAAGGGTGTAAAGTCAACGACACTGGGGTAAACAATGCCAAGCTATAGCAAGAGCAACCAAGCAGTAGGCTCTATCATTAAAAGATACGAGACTGCAAAAGCACATAGAGGTTCGTGGGAGTCACACTGGAAAGAGTGTTACGAATATGCACTGCCACAACGTGAGGTGTTTAATCAACATGCCTCTGGTGCTAAAAAGAATACAAGAATCTATGACTCTACAGCATTAATTGCTACTCAGAGATTTGCATCAAGACTACAGTCAACACTAGTACCACCTTTTAAGAAGTGGGCGAAGTTGGCAGCAGGTACTGCAGTTCCTAAAGAGCAACAGACTAAGATTGATGCTCAACTAGAGAGGGAAACAGATACTTTATTCTCGTATATCAACAATTCCAACTTAGCTACAGAAGCTAATGAGGCATTCCTTGATCTTGCTGTAGGTACAGGCGCATTACTATTAGAAGAAGGTGAAGGTGAGGATCTATTAAGATTCAAGGCCGTACCTTTGAAACAACTTATTATCGAAGATGGCCCAAGTGGTACAGTCGAGAACGTATTTAGAGATCACTCAGTAGCAGCACGAGACATTGAGCGTATCTGGCCTAAAGGTAAAGCATCAGAAGCAGTACATAAAATGATGCAAGAGAAGCCAGATGAGTTAGTTCACATTATTGAAGCTACTATCTGGGATGACAAAGAGAAGCAATATACATTCTGTGTAATTGAGTCAGCTACTAAGCACGTTGTATTTGAAGATTACTTTGAGCAGAGTCCTTGGATCGTGTTCAGATGGTCTAAGGTAGCAGGCGAGCGTTACGGTCGTGGCCCTATCATGACAGCACTACCAGACATTAAGACAGCTAATGAAGTTGTTAAGTTTGTACTGAAGAATGCTGAGAAAGAAATTGCAGGTGTATATACAGCAGTGGACGATGGCGTATTAAACCCATGGACTATCAGTGTAGCACCAGGTGCAATTGTGCCAGTAGGTCAGCAAGGATCATTACAGCCGTTAGTATCAGGTGGTAACTTCAACGTATCAGAGTTAATCCTTGGTGATTTAAGAGACTCTATTCGTAAAGCCTTATATCACGATCAACTAGGCGCAGTAACAGGCCCTACTAAGTCAGCAACTGAGATCAGCATTAGACAACAAGAGTTAATGTCAGACATCGGTTCTTCATTCGGTAGATTACAGATTGAGTTTATTAATAAGTTAATTAAACGAGCTTACTATATTCTTGAGCGTGCTAAGAAAGTTTCACCTATCAAAGTAGGTGGTCAGCTTGTAGAGATCAAAGTTGTTTCACCACTTGCACAACAGCAGGACATGGATGAGGTAAGTAAGATTGCACAGTTTGTACAGTTTGCAGGCATGGTTGGCCCAGAGGCAATGCAGATCGGTCTAGATCTTGAAGCATTCCCTGAGCATATTGCTAAATTACTAGGAGTTGATAAGTCATTGATTAGAGATGCTGAAGCTAGAGTAGAGATTAAAGCTCAAATGCAACAAGCAGCACAGCAACAACAGGTGGCAGAAGCTGCAATGAAGAACCCAGAGATGGCACAGCAACTTGCAGAGGGTGAATGATAGATAATCAAAAAGATTTTGATGCGTTAATCGCAAAGGTATTCAAGAGCAAAGACGGTAAGAAGGTTCTTGAGTGGCTAGATGAGAGATACATCAAGACAGCGGTATGTGTTCCTGGTCAGGTAGAAGGTCAGGGATATTATCGTGAAGGACAGAATAGTGTGGTACGTATGTTTAAGTCCTGCATTATGAGACAAGAGAGTGGTAAATATAACAATCGTGGAGACTAGTTATTATGGAAGATGAAACATTATTATCTGAGGCATCAGCCCCAGAAGTTACGGATACGGGCGTAGCAGATACAACAACAGACGAGAACGCATGGTACTTATCAGAGGGTGTAGCAGGTGAGGGAGAAACACCAGAGTGGTTTAAGTCTAGCAAGTACGCTACTATAGCAGACCAAGCGCAAGCTTATAACGGTCTGGAGTCTAAGCTAGGCTCATTTACTGGCGCACCTAAAGATGGATATGAAACTGTCATTCCTGAAGGTTTGAATGTAGAGATCCCTGAAGGCGATCCACTAATGGAAAACTTCAATGAGTGGGCGCAGGCAGCAGGACTATCACAAGATGCTCATAGTGAGTTGCTTGGCGTGTACATCAATAACATTGTAGGCTCACAACCTAACATGGAAGATGAGATGAAGAAGATCGGTCCAGATGCTGGTCAAAGAGTTACAGACATGGTGCAATGGGCGAAGGGTACTTTAGATGAAGGTGAGTTTGCTACGTTACAGACTATGGCAACTACAGCAGAAGGCTTTCAGTTACTAGAAAGAATGAGATCATTATCTAGAGAGACACAAGTTTCAGCACCTGATACAGCTCAACCAGTGAACACAGTTACTAAAGAAGCTTTATATGAGTTAATGAATGATGAGAAGTACCAAACATCGTCTTCATATAGAGAAGAAGTCAAACAAAAGTTTGATAATTTCTTTGGAACTGGACCTGCAAAAACAATTAGACAATAAATAATTAACACTTGGTGTAGTTTTTTGCTATAATCAAGCCACAGATACCCGTTAATCGGCCTGTATGAGTAGTTTAAGCGCCTCGAAAGCGCTAGATTCGAACCCATACATGGCCACTTTGAATCGAGAAAGTAAGATAATTTTTTAATTCATAGGAGATTAACATGTCAGTTAATTTAAGTTCTTCGGCATCAGCACAGTTTGACGCAGAAGTAAAACATGCCTTTGCAGGCGCAGGTAAATTACGTGATACAGTACGAGTTCGTACAGGCGTAGTAGGCGATACACACAACTTCCGTACAATGGGTAAAGGCACAGCCGCTGCTCGTGGTACTACTCAAGCAGACGTTACAGCAATGGACGTTTCACATGCTAAAGTTGCATGTACTTTAAGCAACTATGTTGCTCCAGAGTACACAGACATCTTTGATGCTGCTGAAGTAAACTTTGACGAACGCACTGAACTAGCAACTACTATTGCTGGTGCTTTAGGTCGTAGAGTTGATCAGTTAGTATTAGATGCTCTTGAAGCTGTTACTTCACCGCCTGCTATTGCAAACGGTGGTACTAACATGACTTTGGCTAAGATTACAGAAGCTGCTTCTAAACTAAATGATGCTGGTGTTCCGATGGAAGGCCGTGTTATGGTTTGTTCTGCTGCTGCAATTGAGTCAATGATGAACAACACAACTATCACTTCAGCTGATTACAACGCACTACGTGTATTGATGTCAGGTGAGATGAACACATTCATGGGCTTCGAGTGGAAGATGATCGAAACTCGTTCTGAAGGTGGTTTAGTTGTTGCTACTAACATCCGCTCTTGTTGGGCATACCATAAATCAGCTGTTGGTTTAGCTGTAGGTATTGATGTTTCTACTGAAGTTAACTATGTACCTGAGAAGGTTTCTTGGTTATCACTAGGTAAAGTTAAAGCTGGTGCGGTAGTTGTTGATAAGACAGGTACAGTACAAGTTGATATTGACGAAACTGCGTAAGTTGCGTTAAGACTGGCCCTTTTCACGAGGGGCTTTTCTTAAAATAATTTAGGAAGAGAACATGTCAGCAGTTAAAAACTATACAGATATTGACATTGCATCAAATGCTTTATTGTTAATCGGTGAAAGCCCAATTGCTTCATTTACCGAAGACACAGTAGCAGCGCTTATTGCAGCCAACCTATACTCTTCAACATTTGAGAGTCTATTAACACTTCATCCTTGGCGCTTTGCTTCTACTAAAGCTACATTATCAAGACTAACAGCAGCACCAGTTAATCAGTGGAAGTACGCATATCAATTACCTGCTGACTTCTTAGTAGCTCAACACATAGACGAAGGTAACGATAATTACCAGATCTATGCTGATAAGCTATATTCAGATAATACAACGATGGTTCTTGACTACACATACAAACCTGATGAGTCATTCCTTCCTGCTTACTTCACACAGCTATTAGAATTAAGACTAGCATCAGTATTTGCTATTCCTATTACTGAGTCTGCTACTCGTGGTGAATACTACGCAGGACTGGCAGAAAAACAATTACAACGATCTAAGACTATTGATTCACAATCTACACCATCAATTGGCCCACCAGCCTTAGAGGGATCTAGATTAATTAATTCGAGGTACTAATGGCTAAAGCAATTGCATCTCAAGCATCATTCATTGCTGGAGAGCTTGATCCAAGACTAGCAGCAAGGATTGATACTGAGAGTTATACTAAAGGTGCTGAAACATTAACTAATGTTATTTGCCTAGGCCAAGGTGGCGTTAAGCGCAGACCTGGTATGAAGTATATTGATACAGTTACAGAGTCATCAGTACGTCTAGTTAGGTTTGAGTTCAATGTTACGCAGACATATCTTTTGGTGTTCGTTGATTCTAAGATGTACGTCTATAAAGATGGCGTATTACAGACTAATATCAATGCCTCTGGTAATGATTACCTAGTAGTTCCATATAGCATATCTGAGATTAAAGAGATCAACTGGACTCAGAGTGCTGACACTTTGATTATCTGTCATAACGACTATGTACCTAGAAAGATTGTGCGTGGTGCTACAGATACAGACTGGACTATTAGTTCAATGACGTTTACTTACTATCCAACCCATGACTTTAATAGGGATTATGATGGTGCTACATTTACTACACCTGCATCAGCTAAGGTTGTGGGCGATAGTATTACTATTACGTTAGATGCTGGACATAACCCAGTAACGACTGAGCATGTGGGCGGTATGTTTGAAGGTAACGCAGGTGTTGTTAGAATTACATCAGTTGACACTACATCAGGCGCACAAACACTCACAGGCACAGTATTACAAGAATTTACAAACACGAATACCATTAGTGGTGTTGATGCTTCATTAGAAGAGCCAGTATGGACAGCAACACATGGCTACCCTGGTTCAGTAACATTCCATGAATCAAGACTATGGTTATCTAATTCAACTGCACGCCCTCAGACATTATGGGGATCAGTGACAGGTGACTTCTTTAACTTTGATCGTGGCTTTGGTGATGCAACAGATTCAATTGACATTACGATGGACACAGACCAGGTTAATGCGATCTACCATCTAGTATCGGGAAGACATTTACAGATCTTTACGTCTGGTGGTGAGTTCTTTATTCCAGATCGTCCTATCAAGCCTGCATCAGTGGGCGTGTTACGTCAGACAAGATTCGGAGTTCTCAAGGCTGTACCACCTATTAACGTAGATGGCGCTACAATGTTTATTCAAAGGAACGGCAAGCAGGTTCGTGAGTATTTATTTACTTATACCGAAAACTCGTATGTCTCCACAGAGGTGAATTTGCTTGCCCCTCATCTTATTAATTCACCTGTATCTATGGCAGCACAGACTGGTGATATTGATAACGAAGGAAACTACTTATATATTGTTAATGCAGATGGCACAGTGGCAGTCTTTATTACTAATAGAGCAGAATCAGTAACAGCTTGGACCAGGTTTACTACAGATGGCGATGTTAAAGATGTTGCAGTGGTTGAAGACGTGGTTTACTTCCATGTGAAGCGAACTATGAACGGCTCTACTGTATATACAATTGAAGCATTAGATAACAATACCTATACAGATTCAGCAGTGCATGTGGTTAATAGTCCAGCATCAGCAACAGTTACAGGCTTAGATCATTTGAACGGTCAAGAGTGTAGAGTGAGAGCAGATAGTTCAGTGATGGACAATGCTACACCAGCATCAGGATCTATTACTTTGGCACGTACAGCTACTAATGTAGAGGTAGGCATGAACTACGATATAGAAGTTAAGACTATGCCAGTTAATGTTACGTTCGGATCAGGCCCTATTAATGCTACTAAGCGTAGAATTTTACGAGTATCTGCTCAACTATACCAAGCAAACGGTATTAAGATAAATGGTAAAGCAGTTACAGACAAAGGTTTTGGAGTAGGCGTTTTAGGCGTTGCACCAACAGGGTTTACAGGTATGAAGACAGTACCTATGTTGGGATATTCAAAGACATCACAAGTAACAGTAACACAATCAGATCCTGCACCTATGACGTTGTTAGGACTCACATTAGAAATACAAGCACAAGGCGGTTAATTATGGCACAACTAGCATTATTATTACCAGCAGCAGGTACAGCAGCAACAGCAACAGCAGTAGCAGCACCGACATTCTTAGGAATGACAGCAGCAACATGGGGTGGTATCTCAGCAGGTGTGGGCGCACTAGGCGCTATTCAATCAGGACAAGCACAGAAGTCAGCTTTTGAACAACAAGCTAGAGCTACTGAGCAAGCAGCAAAGGATAGAGAACTACAAAGATTACAGAATTTAAGAAGAGCGCAGGCAAGCCAAAGATCTTACTGGGCAGGTAGAGGTGTTTCAGCTACTTCAGGATCAGCTGCAACTATTGCACAACAATCTAGACTTGGTTATGAATTAGAGCGTGGTGCAGATATATCATCTACTGGTCGTGAGATTCAGAGACTACAGTCAGCAGGTAGTGCGGCTCAAACAGCTGGATGGATTAAAGCAGCAGGTAGTGCGGCTAATTATGGAGCAAGTTTATAATGGCTGATTTCCAACAGTACACATTCCAACAAGGTAGAAGAGTTGGACAAGTAGATATGAGTGAGGCTAATGCCTGGGAATCTCTATCTAATACAATGACTAATTTCTCTCAGACTTTATTACAAGTTGATAAGGCACAGAAGAAGGCATACAACGCAGAAGTAAAAGAGTATGTAGAAGGCATGGAGTCAGACATCATTACTAACCTAGGTAAGGTTGCTATTGATCGTGAGAATGACTACGAGCATTACGAGCGTTTTGTTACTGCTTATAAGAAAGGCACGCTATCTGTTGTTGAACAGAATAAAGAGCTTAGTCCTGGAATGGTAGCAGACATTAGAAATGCTGCAGGCAAGATGATTGATGATAAGGCTGTTCAGTATGGCCAGAAGGTATTCCAAAACCACATTAATCTTAGAAGTGCTAGACAGCTTCAATCAGCAGAGGATTCTTTAGAGATTCATGCTGTAGATACAGAACATTTGATTGATTCAACTATTAACACTTGGCATCAACAACCAGAGTTCAGAGATGGCTACATTGATAGTGTGTCTCCTATCTTCCAAACACAGAGAGACATGTTTGCTAATAAGATCGATGGTCTATTAGAACTTGGTAAGACAGGTGATGCTGCATTTAAGCAAGAGCAAGCACTATTAGGTCGATTCTATAAGAAGGCAGCAATGGCCGAATTAACGGCTAATATGGAAGAAGGCAAAGGATGGCAAACCATTCAGGACTTTAACGCTGATCCGAGCAAATTCTTTAGCTCTAGACCACAATTACAAGCATTATTCCCAGAGGTTAAGATCTCTATGAGTGATGAAGACAAGAATGCTACGTTTAAAGACATGATGTCTATGCTTAACGGTTATCAAGGTCAGCAAGATCGTGTTCAAAATGCAATAGCTGCGGATAAGTTAGAAGGCCAAGAGTTCTTCTATTCTAATATCCAAGGTCAGATTGCAGATGATCCTGAGAATATTGATAAGGCAAACCTCCAGTCATGGTTAGAAGAAGACAAGATTACTACTAAGCAACATGATTCATTATTGAAGATGGTGCAAAGTGGTGGCTTATACAGTGAAGATGATAATATCGTATCTGGATTATGGGATACGTTATTTGATCCAACAGCAGATCAGTTTGCAGTTTATGATCAGATCAGACAAGCAGTAGATAACAATCAGATTACACCAGCAACACAGAAACAAATGCTTGCTACTCTAAGAGATGGTGGACTGAAAGATGTTACTAAGGATGAAGACTATCAGATGGCTATTAACGAGGTTAAGACTGAGTTTAGAACTACTGGTCCATTAGCTGCATTCTTGCCTAACGAGTCTAAGAATATCAATAGAGCAATCAGAGAGATCTACGAACTGAAAAAGACATTACGTCCAGATCAGAACTTCCTTGATGAAGTGGATGCTATTAAGTCTAAGTACAAGCGTACGTCCGAATCTGCCAAGCCTAAAGTAAGCTGGAGAACTGGCACATGGTCAGGCACAGCAGAAGCACCAGAGCCTGAAGTATCTAAACAGACATTGGCAATTCTATTAGAGAGTAACCAGATTACAGATAAACAATACATGGAACAATTCAATGCTATTGATGAGTACATGGAAGCCTATAATTTAAGGGAAGGTAGAAAGTAATGCTAGAAGCAACAATCTATTTGAATGATAAGCCAGAAGGCGACATGACTGGTGGATTCAAGGATAGACTCGAAGATAGAGCTATTCAGACTTCACCTGCTATGAAATACTTCAATGACTACAAAGCACAGCAAGTAGTTGAAGAGGTAGATGAAGAGATTGAGCTGCCACAAGAGATTACTGGTAAGACTATACGTGAGCCAGAGGTTAATGCTTTTGACCAGATCTATGCTTTAGATGCTCAAGAGCCTGTTGTACAAGAGCCTATTCAACCTGAAGTAGATAAGCCTCTATTACAAGACGCATGGGATATGCTACCTGCTGAAGCACAAAAGATAGCGTGGCCATTTGCTGCACCGTTTGTTAAAGGCGCAGGTGAAGAGAATCCTATCTTACGTGGTATGACTGAAGGCGCATTACATGACGCACCACAAGGTATTGTTGATCTATCTCGTGATGTTGTTAATGCACTTGGTGGCGAGTTCAAAGAAGAAGACTGGTTAAAGATTCCACAGATACTTGAATCAAACCCAGACTCTACTACAGAAGGCGTAGTAAGAGGCCTATCACAGTTCATGTCAGTATTTGGCGCAGCAGGTGGTATTGGTAAAGGCGCAACTATATTCAAACAAATGATGGCTGGTGGATTAGCAGATGCTACATTTGATCCTACTGGCGGTAACGTGGCTACTCTATTAAGAGAGCTAGACATGGATAATGCACTAACTCAGTTCTTAGACTCTAAAGTGGGCGAAGATGCTGATGCTTTAGAGAGACTACAAGCTAGAGGTAAACAAGTATTAGAAGGTGCAGGTATTGGTTTCGCTATTCCTACCTTGATCGGTGGATTGAGATGGGCCAAGAACAATGCTAAGGACTTATTACAGGATTCAGATCCTAACCTAGTGCCTGGTGTGATGAAGAAGTTTGGTATTGATCTGCCACAGAAGGATATTGTAGGATTCCATAATTCTCCACATAAATTCGACAATATTGACCCAAGCAAACAGCAAGAAGGTTTAATGGGTAAAGGTCATTATATTTTCTTAAATAAAACTGCTGCTGATGATTACCCTGGAGCTTATAAATACACTCAAGAAGTTCCAGATGATATTAGAAATAGAGTAATAAACTTCGGTGATGGTAAAGACTCTCTTCTTGTTAAGAGCGCATTTAAAAACATTAGTGAGAAAACAGGTATAAAGTTCTCTGATGATTTCAGACCAGGCAGTTACTTTGAATTAATTGACGAAGTTGGTCATGATAAAGCTCATGAATTACTAAGAGCAGAGGGAGTCATAGGAAACATGACAGATATAGGAACTACATCGAAGCCTGAAGCTGTAATGATGTACAACCCTGATGATGTTCAGTTATTATCTCGCAATGGTGAAAGCCTTATACAAGGTCAAACTAAAGAAACCGACCCTATGATTGTTCAGCACAACCTTAGTGAGACTGGTGTTGAGATAGCAGATGAGATCGGTGGTATTCCTATGCCTTCAATGGCAGTATCTAAAGTTGATAGTCCTTTAACTAGTTTTGGTGACATAACCCTAGTGGGCGATAAGACTTTAGCAACTCCAGATAGAAGGAACTTTGTATATAGCTCAGATACTTACACAGGCAGTCAACCAAGTAGATTCATGGCGTTCACAGATGTTGAGAAAGTAGCAGACAGCATCATGAATAGAGCGGACATCAAGCACTTTGGTGATAATTACATGTTTGATCTATCTTCTGATTACATAGATAAGGAAGAGATCTACAAGAAGTTAGCTCGTATAGATGCTATGGCTGCCAAAGGTTATAAGACTACTGACTATGATCGTTATGCTGATATGGAAAAAGCTTTCTTTAAAGAGAATCCAGATGAAAGCAGATGGTACTTCCATACTGACTATGAAGTTACTCCTGAAAGTTTAGGCGAGGTTGAGGCTGTATTCACATCTAGCTCAGGTAAGAACCAGCCTTATACCAAAGAGAATGTATTAAAGCAGATGGAGAAGAATAAAGCTTGGAAGCCTGCAACAGAGTCTGGAACATTAGGCTCTCCAACTGGTAGAAAGAGAGCTGTCACTGCTAAGAAGTTTACTAATATTGAACAAGTTAAAGCGGCTAGAGAGAAGATAATCCCTGAAGAGCAGTTCCAAGAGATTGCTCAATCAGTTCAAGATAAAGAGTTTAGAGTATCAGAGGCGATTACAAAACTAGATGAAGTGGATAAGCGTACAAGTGGACAGTGGGGATTTGGACATGATCTTTCTCATGAGTTGATGGAAACAGTTCTATCTGGCAAGTCTATTGATAGCTATGGCTTTAGCGAAGAGACAAACAAACAATTGTTAGAGTTAATCAATCCTTTGAAAGATATGATGAAGGACATGCCTACTAAATACTTTGAGATCAAACCAAGAGACATCAAGACTCTCTCTGATTTTAAAGGTGCTATTGTTCCTCATTATGCAAAAGAAGCTAGGAAGCTATTGAAGAAGGCTGGCATCAAGAAGATCTATACTTACGGCACAGAAGAAGAGCGTAAAGAGCTGTTCAAGAAGTTCCCTGAGTTGATGTTTGCTAAAGTTGCTATCCCTGCTGGTGCATTAACTCTACAAGATTCAGATGCTAATGAACTATCAGACTTTATCAAAGGTTATGAGAAGTACAAAGGTGCTGGTTACTACGCTACCAAGTCAGAAGAGAAAGAAGGATTAGTTACAGCAGGTTATGGCTCAACACGTAGAGTTAAGCATGGTGAAAAGGTAACAAAAGAACAGGCAGAAAAGTGGTTGAAAGAAGATATTAAAAAAGCCAACACAACTGTTGATCGTTTAGTTAAAATAGAGATAAACAATAATCAGAGAAATGCTTTAGTATCATTGGTTTACAATGTAGGTGAAGGAAACTTCAAAAAGTCTAAAGCACTTAAAGCACTAAACTCTGGTGATATTGAAACATTTTTGAAAGAAGCATTTGACCCTAAGATTGGCTTTGTTAAAGCTAAGAAAGGTGGCAGGATACTCAAAGGCTTAGTTAATAGAAGATCAGCTGAAAAAGAGCTGTTCATAAAAGGAACTAAGTAATGGGTACTCCTCTAGCAGAAATAGGCAAGGCATACATAAAAGCAGGCGCTAAGAGAACTGAGGATATAGTTGAGGCTGGTGCAACTGGCCAACTAAAGACTGAAGCACAAGAAGCAGCATTAA